CGAGGAAACCACCGACGAAACCCCTACCATCGCGGCACCTGGCGACGCTCCCTCGCTGAGGTCTTAGTTATGACGGGCTACTGGCCGCCGCAAGTGGAGTTCGACACCCGCGATTTGACGACCGTGTTCCATGTGCTTGAGCTGCAACAGCAACAAGCAAAGCGAGGCCGCTAATGGCGACCATTGAGGTGATTGGCGTCAAGCAAATGTTGCAAGACCTCAGGCAAATTGACCCTGAGGCCCGCAAACAATTTGCCAAAGACGCCAAGCAGATTGCCAGCCCAATCGTGCTTGAGGCACAAAGCCGCTACCCGGCACAAGCGTTGTCGGGTATGCGGTATCGCTGGACGCAGAACGGGCGTCAGCTGTTGCCGTGGGATCAGCGTAAAGCTCGACGTGGCGTACAGGTCAAAGTGGATGCTGGACGCAAAAAAGACGGCGTAGTGACGATTATCCAAAAAGACCCGGCAGCTGCGATCTATGACATTGCGGGCCGTGGCAACTCAAACCGCCTAGGCGACGCGCTGACTGCGTTCGCTGGCAACCCGTCTCGCGTCATGTGGCCATCAGCCGAAGCGCACATCACCGACGTGCAGGACGAAATGACCAAAGCGCTTGAACAGGTTGCCAACGAGATAAATCGTAGAATTGCAACCATATGAGCATCCGCATACCGATCATCAGCGAGTTTGACGACAAGGGTATTGCGCGCGCCAAAAAAGAATTCAACAGCCTTGAAACGACTTCAGAAAAGGTCGGCTACGGCATGGAAAAAGCATTCGTGCCTGCGATCGCAGCTGCTGGCGCACTCGCTGCTGGGCTTGGCATGGCCGCCAAGGCAGCTGCCGAAGATGAGGCCGCACAAGCCGCACTAGCCGTACAGCTCCAAAACTCAACGGGCGCCGGGCAAGAACAGATTGCCGAGGTCGAGAAAGCAATCAGCGCAATGTCACGTCAGGCCGCGGTCGCCGACGACGTACTGCGTCCCGCATTCGCAGCACTTGTGCGCGGCACTAAAGACATCAACGAAGCCCAATCCCAAATGTCGCTTGTGCTCGACATCAGCCGCGCAACTGGAATTGACGCCACCACCGTCGCCGACAGCCTCGCCAAAGCGTACGAAGGCAACTACAAAGCCCTGCGATCGCTCACCCCTGAAATGGCCAACCTCATTCGTGAAGGTGCCGACATGGAAACGATCATCAGCGTGCTGGGTGGCACTTTCGGTGGCGCAAATCAGGCATTTACCGAAACCGCTGAAGGCGGCATGGCAAAGATGCAAATCGCGTTTGCCGAAATGCAAGAAAGCATTGGCGCCGCCGTGTTGCCATTGCTTGAGCGCCTAGTTCCGATCATCACAAAAATGGCGCAAGCCGTCGAAGAAAACGCCGACGTTGTAATCATTCTGGCTGGCGTCATCGGCACCCTGTCGGCCGCCATTATCGCCTACAACGTGGCGATCAAGACCGCAGCGTTTTTGCAGACCGCATTCAACATCACGTTGGCTGCCAACCCGATCGGTCTCGTGGTTGTTGCCATCGTGTTACTCGGTGCAGCTCTTGTTGCCGCTTACGCCAAATTTGAGGGGTTTAGAAAAGTGGTAGACGCCGTGTTTAGCGCCGTCAAAATCGGCGTCAAAGTCATGGTCGATTTTGTGTCCGGGTATCTCAACACGATGCTGAACGTGTGGACACGCATCATCAACACCATTGCCGACGTATGGAACTCAACTCTCGGCGGGCTGTCATTCGAAATCCCCGACTGGGTGCCAGGCATCGGCGGCAAAGGCTTCACCATCCCTGAAATGGGCAAGATTGGTGGCGGCGGCTCTAGCGCGTCCGTAGCGGCCGTAGGAGGCGATAAAAACCTTGGGGTGCCTATTCCCTCGTCTACGGGGTCTGCGGTCGTTGTAGCGGCTCCTAGCGTGGCTGGAGGGGGCGGTGGCGGGGGCGCATCCGTCCGACAGATCATGGAAGCCCCAAATATGTTGGGCGCAGGCATTGCCAGTAACCCCTTCACGTCGAGTGCCCGCAACGCCATGCTGGAAAACATCACCGTCAATGTCAACGGTGGCTTGGCGACCAGCGCTGAGATCGGGCAGGCCGTTGTTGACAGCATTCGCGCTTACAACCGATCAGCTGGCCCGGCGCGCATTGAGGTCAGCGGGTACGTCTGATGCCCGGCACAGCAATCGTCCAATCAGGCAATTACCTGCTCGAAATTGACGCAGGTTTTCAAATTGACGCATTTACCTTGGATGACTTAACCAAGGGCGTTCTGGACAACACGACGTATGTGCTGGACGGCACCACTCAGTTTGCTGACGTCACGGACGGCACTTTGAACATTTCGGTGCGTCGAGGTCGTAAAGATCAGGGCGACCAGTTCAGCGCAGGCACCATGACGTTCACGCTCAATGACACGTTGGCCGACGGCATTTTCAACCCGTTCGACACCTCAAGCCCGTACTACGACGCCAACGCCAACGTGCCTGGCCTGGCACCAATGCGCCGTGTACGCCTTGGTCGCTACAACGCCAGCAACACGCTCGAATACCTGTTCAAAGGCTACGTCGTCAACTATGACTACAACTTTGCGCTAGGCGGCTTGAACACGGTCAGCGTTTATTGCGCCGACGACTTTTACCTGCTCGCACAGACATACATGGACACCTACAACGTGTCAACCGAAACATCAGGCCAGCGCATTGAAAGCGTGTTGAACTTGCCTGAAGTCGATTACCCGACCGGCCCAACTGCCCGCAACATCTCCACAGGCACCGTGAACCTGGGCCACGACAGCACCTACACCGTTCCAGCAGGCACAAACGTGCTGGCCTATCTAAACCAAATCAACGGCACCGCCGAATTCGGCCGCCTGTTCGTGTCCCGTGACGGGGTGCTGACGTTCCAAGACCGCATCGGTGCAACGCTTAGCGGATCGGTGGCCGACTTTAAGGACAACGGCACAGGCGTCAAATACGACAACGTCGGCATCACATTCGAGGCTGACAGCGTGGTTAATCGTGCCTATGTGCAAAACTTGGGCGGGTCTAACGCCACCGCTACCGACACAGCCTCGATCGCCACCTACTTCATCCAAACGGAAAGCATCACCAACAGCCTGTTGGAGACCAGCGGATCGCAGCTGTCAGCCGCCGCCACCTACCTGCTGAACGGCGAACCCGAAGCCAGGTACACCGACGTCGCCACCAAATTTGCCATGCTCACGACCGCCCAACGCGACACAGTCGCCACCATTGATATTGGTGACACGATCACCATTGAAAAAACATTCCCCACAGGCACAGGAACGACCAGCCTCGGCCAAGAACTATCGGTAGAAGGCATCGAACATCTGATTGATTTCAACACCGGGCATCGTGTAAACCTGTTTACGGCGGCCACCACGATTGTGTACAGCCTTATTTTGGACGATCCGACGTATGGCGTTCTTGACGCAGCAAATGCCCTAGGCTAAAAGGAGCAACTATGGCAACACCCACCACACTTCCCGCATCATTCACAGCAGGTCAAGTATTGACCGCTGCCCAAATGAACAATCTGCGCGGCGCATTTCGTGTGCTGCAAGTAGTTAGCACAACAAAAACCGACACGTTCAGCGCGTCAACTAGCAACACATTCACCGACATTACAGGTTTGTCGGTCAGCATTACCCCTAGCGCAACAACAAGCAAAATACTGGTCATGGTCAGCATGATTGGCGGAGCAACCGCCAACGGCGTAGCCAACATCCAACTTGTACGCGGATCAACCGCAATTTGCATTGGTGACGCCGCTGGATCACGCACACGCGCAAGCGCCAGCACAGACAGCAATGGCCTAGACCAGCCATTCTCAACGTCAATCAACTTTCTAGACAGCCCTGCTACAACCAGCGCCACAACCTACAAATTGACAATCAATACTGGTGACACAGGTGGCACGGCATACATCAACCGACCGTTGCTTGACACCGACAATTTCTACCAAGGGCGATTTGCAAGCACCATCACCGTCATGGAGATCAGCGCATGAGCATCGACTACACACTCATTCTGCGAGCCAACTACCCAACAGCTCAATGGGCACTAAACGGCGACACCTACGATGGCCTCACCTGGCTATGCGACACCCCAAAGCCAACGCAAGCCGAACTTGATGCCGCATGGCCGCAAGTCAACTACACAAACCAATGCGCGATCGTTGAAGCTGCCCGACTGCTCGCCTACGAACAGCAATCAGACCCGCTGTACTTCAAGTGGCAACGCGGCGACGCAACGGAAGCCGAATGGCGCGCCGCAGTCGCCAAAGTCAAAGCCGACAACCCATACCCACCAGCGCCGTGACAAAATGGATACTTCGATTGTGGTGGCTGTCATCGCTGGCGCTTTCTCTGTACTCGTTGCGATCATTCATCGGTTCCAAAAAGAAAACCATAAAGATCACGGACGGGTACACGAAGCGTTGGGCCGAATAGAACAAAAAATCGACCACCACACGGAGAACCACCCATGAGCAAACAAACCAAAGCAATGCTTGCCAGTTACGCTCGATCCGTCATCGCCGCCGTCGCAGCTGTCGTAGCCACAGGCAACACCGACCCTCAAGACCTCGCCAAAGCAGCCGCAGCCGCCCTCCTGCCTGTCATCATGCGATGGGCCAACCCCAACGACGTAGCGTACGGTCGTGGCAATAGCCAAAGCTAAACCCGGCGTACCAGGCGCCACCGATTACATCGGCAACGCCGATGGAGCCGCCAAAGGCCCACGCCTAGGCATGGACGAATGGATCCGCCAAGCCGTCAAGTACGCCAACGGATCGCTGTGGAACAACGGGTCGTACGGGCAACGTGATATGAAAGGCAAACCTGGCAGCTTGTCAGTACACGCCACAGGTCGCGCCGTTGACCTTTCCTACCGCGATATGCCCGACGACCGTGGCAAACCAAACGGCCGCCAACTCAGCAAAGTATTCATTGAGGCGTGCGTAGCCAACGCAAACGAACTCGGTCTACAAATGGTTATCGACTACTGGCCGCAGCCATTTGGTCGAGCATGGCGATGCGACCGCATGGCCTGGCAGGTCTACCAAAAACAAACCGTGTCCGGCGCACCCGGTGGCGACTGGTGGCACGTCGAAATCACACCCAAAATGGCAGACAACCCAAACCTCGTCAAAGCCGCATTTCTCAAGGTATTCGAGGGTATTCCCGCATAGGCCCGTCAGATCCCCTAGGGTGGGATCACCGACGAAAGGAACCTAGCCATGACATTGAACCCATTAGCCGCATTAGCCACCCTAGTTACAGCAGTCCTAGGGCTAACGACGCTCCTAGAGGCTCCTAGACCACTCTCAGGGCAACCTAGCGTCACAACCACACCCGCATCATGGGACGTGTACCCCACCACAACGGTCGGGCAAATCACCGTCACCGAAACCAGCTTGCCGACCACGATCGCCACCTGCGACGATGCCGTCAACCTCGCCCGCCAAGTCGGTTGGCCAAAAGATCAGCTTGACACGCTCGCCGTGGTCATGTTGCGGGAGAGCCGATGCACCCCGACCGCTCACAACGTCGACGATCCGATGGGCGGCTCATACGGGCTGACCCAAATCAACGGCTTTTGGTGCCTACCCAACAGCAACTGGCCTCAGGGCTGGCTACAGGTGCAAGGCGTCGGCGTAACCGACTGCTCAGAACTGTTTATCCCTGAAGCAAACCTGCGGGCCGCACTCGCCATCTACAACAATTCCGGGTGGGCACCGTGGGCTGCCACAGCACCGTGACACACCTGTGATAGAACATCCGTACATAGATCCCGACGACACACTCAGCAAGGAGACCCGACAAATGATGGCCGACAACTTTCAGCCGACCTCAGCATCAGCAAAACAACTTGAAGCGCTCAACCAACTGGTCGACGCAATC